AGAATATAGGCCCACCCCTGTAGCCAAAGAACAAGTCCTCACCAAAGTTAGACTGACTCCATATCCGCATAGGAGCATCTGTAGCGCCACTGCTTCCCCAAGTGCCTGACCCCCAAGTACCCGCACTCCAACCTCTGAATGGGACAGCAATTTCGTTACCTGTGTTTATCTGGTAAGCCGCTGTGACTGTACCTCCACCCGTAGCAGCAGACGACGCTTGGCTTGCGGCAGTGATGTTGTAGGAGTCCTCGTCTATAAAGCTAATCTGAAACTCACCATTCAGAGTCAGACCACCCACTGCTGAAGCACCACTAAACGTAACAAAGTCATTCTGAAGCGCACCGTGTGCAACGTCAGCAACAAGAACAGTAGTAGAGTTCAGCGTTGTGGTAAACGGGTTTGTCAGCGTTGCTGTGGCTCTAATAGGGGTAATATCAAAGTAAGCTCCACCACGCTCGATGTAGTACTTGAGGTTAGTGCCTACGGCTACAAGGTTCTGTCTCTGGAGAGTAACCCAGTTAAGCATAGACCGGCACACACCAAGAAAAGTAGCAGCAGATATACGCGCCCAACCCCCAATCTTCTGAGGCATACCCCGTCTGAACCGCACCTTATCTGTCTCGTACCAACTGCCTTCAGCCGCATACCGTGTATTTTCGCGGTCAACTCCCGGCTTTAACTGTAGTTGTTGTAGTGGCATGGACTAACCTCGTTATAGATACTCACCTGTTCTAATCATTTCGGTAAGCTCTACTGCTCTGCTCCCGACCTGTCTAGCCCACTTGGAATCTAAGAATTCATCACTAGCAGAACTGTACTTCCCTGCTTCCATAGCGGTCAAGGCGCGTCGAAACCCACGTAACTTCGTGGCTCCGAGGTTGAATCCGATGTCAATAATAGCATCTTTACGTACATCATCAAGGCCGTTGAACCAAGGGTACTCTGAGCTTAACTCTTTGATGACACGTTCTATATCATTCTCAAGTAGGTACTGTACCTCATCATCGGACAATCCTACCCCGTCGTTCATATCGACATTGCGTCCTATACCGAGGGTATAAAAACCAGCAGGGCATTTGTAGATTACATGTCGTCCATTAGTCTTAACCTCACCTTCGTGACGTTTTAGCATATCAATTAGCTTTTGCATTTTACTTCTTTCCATTACTTCCGCCGTAGTAAAACGCTGCCGCAGTACCTAAGATTCCGCTCAACTGCCCTAGAACAAGACTAATGATCGTCTCGTCATTCTGATCGTGGGGCATTGTAGTAACTAAAAGAACAAAAGCCCCGTAGAGAATAAGTGTTAGTACAGAAAAGACTTTGGGTGTTAGGTCCGATGCAAAAGCATCACGCGCTGACTTCCTGTCTTCTACCTCAACCTTAAAAGACTCAAGGTCGATTTCCATTTCTTTAATACGATTCTTAAACTCTTCATCAGCCTGTTTAACAATAATTGCTTTTTCAGGCTCTCGTTCTATAAGGTCTTCAATCTCGTTTGCAGTTGTACTGCTTGGCAGCCCTAGTTTGGAGGCAGCTATCTTTACAGCCATTCCAGCCATTGGCCCACCTGCTGCCTGTGCAATCGTGGGGGCTAGAGACTTAAGTAAGCCTCCTAATTTCATCATGCGCCAACCTTATCTGTTGGCATATTCTCTTCAGCAATAATGCCGTCTATGGTATCGCACACATCTCTAACGACTACGCCAGTGGTAGCAGACAAGGCAGAACGACCTACCGCTCTCATACCTTTGTATAGCTGGTTACAGTACAGGTCTTTGTTGTCCATGACCTGCTCAATAGAAGTACAGCTAGACAGCATAACAATCGCGCTAAGTATCAGTATTCGCATTCTTTTGCTCCTCTATGAATCCTTTTAGTCTTGATTTATATCCATCCATGAAGTGGTCAGAGATGGCATCAGATACACCACCGTCTTTGTCCTTCTTGGCTGGGTTTATAAAGTTCTTACCAGAATTAGCAAAGTATAACATTGTCTGTGACTTAGAAGGCCCGTAGCAGAACCTTGGTATCTTAGCCACAATGTCACTGCCCATGACGCAGGAGATTTGGTCATCTAGCTCCATAGGACGCTTGAACCCCTTGAAGAATGTATTAGGTTTGCCAAAGGTAATCAGGCTGAGGTTAGGGTGCTTCTTGTTTAGTTTAGCCGCTGTTAGCTCTGCTAGAGCACCACCAAGACTATGACCACACACTAGGGTACGTTTCTTGTAGTCGATAAGCTTTTTAATTTGACCCCAGACAGAGGCATGAGCAGTAGCAAAGCCACCATGACAAAAGCGACCTGCATACGGTACAGGGATAGCACTGGCGTTCCAAATCCAGTCAGCGGCTTGCTGTGTGCCTCTAAAGACAATGATGTCTACTGACTTACGCTTAACAACATAAGCAGTGGTGGAGGTCCACTTACTTTCAATCTTAAAACTGTCGAAGTAGTTATTGTCGTTGTAAGCCTTCATCGACCACGAGCAAGCCATTGTTAGCAATACAGGATCAAGTTTCATAACAACCTCATAGTGAGCCAATAAAAGCGATTATCCAACCTGCCCCACCTACGCATAACGCGGCGGCTATCATAGCAAAAACTAAGTTTTTAAGCTCTTGTTCTTTCCTAAGTTTCTCACGCCTTTCCCGATTTCGTTTGATAGCCTCTTGCGCCCGTCGGTATCGCTCTTCCTCGCGTATCCGCATCATCCGCTGATACAGGGGCGTTTTACCTTTAGCCATGAAGATTTTCTTAACCTGCTCTTCATACTTGGCTATCTTCATTTCAGCTTCAACTACCTTGAGTGCGTAGTTCTCTACCGATCCTGACGCATACGCCCCCGAAGCGGGACGGCGTTCTAGTTCTTGCTTTGCTTCTTGTACTTTATCTTTAGCATCGTAGAAAGAACCGAGCTTTCCAATAAGGTCAGTGGCATCCTGCCCCGTTTGAACTCCTTGTTGAATAAGCTCGAAAGCCTTGCTTGCTGCTGCAAGTGCTAGTCCAATCTCGATCATTTAGCATTTACTCAGCTTCTTCGCGTGGGTCAACCCAGCCTTCTACAGCCGTGAAAGTCCCATCTGCCGCACAAGTGTACTTGCAACCGTACCAATCGTCAGGCGTTGTTACACCCTCGATCACTGTAGCATTGCTGGAGTTAAGGTCACCGATGATAAAGTCTAAGGCAGACGGATCGCCCATCTCGATGTTGTCGGCAGTCACGTTAATACCGTAGTCATCAGCCACGAGGTATTTGCTAGTATTGGTTGCAGTGTCTACTATCGTTTTCATAGTCCTATCCTGTTAGTAAAAGTGAAGTTGTTGAAAGAGCAGTACCTGCTTTCGTGCTAGTACTAGAGGTTGATATTGTACCATCGTCCTGTACGAAGTAGGCAGTGTTGGGTGTGAGGGCAGAAGAAAGATCAATTACTACTGCTTTACCTGCATCCGTGGTTGCTTCACCGTAGCTAGTTATAGTTTTATTAGCATCTGAGTCAAATACACTTGCTACGTATCTAATAGAGTCCGCATCAAAAATATAGGATGAACCAAAAGAAATAGAAGTACCACTTACTGTTCCAGTAATAACTGTGCCTTTATTAGCATTATCGTTGTGTTGATAAGAAATTACTATTTGAGACTTAGAAGAATCAAAAACACAAGATTTATAAGTAACGTCATTTGACTGAAATATAGTTTCTGCACCAAACGATATGCTCGTGCCACTTACTGTTCCAACAATTGCATTCCCCGTATCAGGCGTTGCAGCAGTAGCTCCATAAGCTATAACTACTTTGTTATTAGAAGAATCAAAAGCTATCGATGGATACTCTATATCTAATTTAAATAATACAGCAGAGCCAAATGAAATACTTGTACCGCTAACTGTTCCTACGATAGCCTTACCATCTCTTGAGTAATCTCCAGTATCATAATCAATAAAAGCAATAACAACTTTGTTTGCGTTAGAATCAAAAACAGCTTGAAAATCATATGACCAGCTTGCAAAGAAAGTTACTGCTGAACCAAATGAAATACTTGTGCCGCTGACCGTCCCAACGACTGCCTTTCCGTAGTGATTGCCTTGGTCATCTTCATACGCAATTACAACTTTGTTATTAGAAGAATCAAACGCACAAGTAACGCTTGCAATCGCTCCAGATTCAAAAACAGCAGGTGAACCAAAAGAAATACTTGTGCCACTAACAGTCCCTACAATAGCTGTGCCGTAGTTTGAATTATTGTTATCGCGGTACACGATTACAACTTTGTTATTAGAAGAATCAAAACATATTGCGTAATACGCATTTGCACCTGCGGAAAAAGTTACTTTACTACCGAACGATATA